CAAAATTCTGAATAACTTAAATGGTGTTGCATACGCAATTGCAAGAACAAATGAAGATGGAGGCGTAACTTGCTTTCAGTTTTCTTCTGAAGGAACAGACTACCAAGCCTATTTAGCATGGCTTGCTGAAGGCAATACTGTTTTGCCAGCGGATGAAGAATAATGCCAGCTAATAGCGTTTATTGGATACATCACAAAGACCATACTGATATGTTTAGTCAAGGTTATATTGGTGTATCTCAAGACGCTAAAAAAAGGTGGGAGCAGCATTTTAAAAGATCAGAGAATACTTATCTTAGAAATGCAATAAATAAGTATGGTTGGGATAATTTAATAAAAAAAATTGTTCTAATTGGCGATAAAGATTATTGTTTTGATATTGAAAAGAAATTACGTCCTTTTGTATCTATTGGTTGGAATATCGTTGAGGGTGGTGGAAATCCACCAAAATCAAAAAAAGGAATAAATTTAGAAAGACCTGCTTGGAACAAAGGTGTTTCTTGGGATGAGGAAACTAAAAAACAAATAAGTAATAAAGTAGCAGAACTTTGGGAAAACCAAGAATATAGAGATAATATGTCCAAAAAACATAAAGGACTAACATCTCCAATGAAAGGCAAAAATCATAGTTCTGAATCTATAGAAAAAATGCGATTATCAAAATTAGGAAAACCATCTCCTAAAAAAGGTAAAAAAGCAAAACCAGAAACACTTGAAAAAATTAAAGCTACATTTTTAGCTAATAAATGGCTTTGTCCTCATTGTCAAAAAGAAGGATTAGGCAAGCATACCGCTACAAGATGGCATTTTAATAACTGCAAAAAGAAAAGTTAATATGGCGATAATTTTGAATGGGACACAGGGCATCACTAACGCATCGTGGACTACTGCTGCTAGACCTGCGAGTCCTGCTACTGGTCAGATGGGTTATAACACTACGTTAGGTTATCCAGAGTGGTTTGATGGCACAAGTTGGTATCAATTTAATCAAGCTAAAACACCATATTCTGCGTCTTATTTAATTATTGCAGGTGGCGGTGCAGGTGGTGGAAATCCTGCTAGTAATAGTTATGGTGGTGGAGGCGGTGGAGCTGGTGGATTATTAGCTAGTACCACAAATTTATCTCCTGGTACTGTTTATACAATTACAGTTGGCAGTGGTGGAGCTGGTGTAAGTAATGCAAATGGTTCTGCTGGCAATAATTCTTCTTTTTCTTCATTTACTGCTATTGGCGGTGGATTTGGAGCAAGAGGATTATTAGCAGCTCAAGCAGGTGGTGCAGGTGGTTCTGGTGGTGCTTCAACATTTGCAGGTACTGCTGGAGCAGGAACATCTGGTCAAGGATTTGCTGGCGCAACTAGTGGAACTGCATCAGGCAATTCAGGTGGAGGTGGTGGGTCTTCTGCTGTTGGAGCTGTAGAAACAGGTAGCGCAGGTGGTGCAGGTGGAGCTGGAACAGCATCGTCTATAACTGGATCATCTGTTACTTATGCGGGTGGTGGCGGTGGTGGCGGTTATAGCGCATTTGTTGGCGGTGCAGGTGGTTCAGGAGGTGGTGGTGCAGGTGGTAATGGAGCTATTGGTGTAGCTAATCCTGGAACTGCTGGAACTGTAAATCGTGGCGGTGGAGGTGGAGGTAGTGGTGCTAGTGCTACTGCATTAGCTGCTGCTGGTGGAAATGGTGGCTCTGGAGTTGTAATTATTTCTGTTCCTACTGCAAACTATACTGGAGTTGTTACAGGCTCACCAACTGTCACAACAAGTGGAGCAAACACAGTTATTACATTTACTGCTTCTGGGAGTTATACAGCATGAGTAATTTCGCAAAAGTTTGTAATGGAATTGTTACTCAGGTTATTGTTGCCGAATCAGAGTTCTTTGATACGTTTGTAGATTCAAGTCCTGGTCAATGGATTCAGACTTCATACAATACTCATGGTGGTCAGCATCCAGAAGGTAGACCATTACGTAAGAATTATGCAGGTATTGGTTTTACTTACGATGCAGAACTAGATGCTTTTATTCCTCCGCAGCCTTACGCTAGTTGGATATTAAATAATAATACTTGCTTATGGGAAAGTCCAACTGCTATGCCTACTGATGGCAAAGATTATAATTGGAATGAATCACAACAACAATGGATTGAACAGGTCTAATCATGTCTGACATCAACTTATCTGACGATCAAATAGAAAAGATCGCTGAACGTGCTGCTGAAGTAGCATTTAAGAAGATTTACGAAGAAGTCGGTAAGTCGGTTGTTAAGAAGATATTCTGGATAGTTGGTGCAGGTTCTTTATTCCTATTAATGTGGTTAGGCTCTAACGGACAATTACCAAAATGATTGAAGTTGCGGTTGCCTTTGCTGCTGCGGAGGCTGCTGTAGCTGGCGTCAAGAAAGCAATAGAACTAGGGAAAGATATACAAGAGTGTTATCACGACATCTCTACGTTCTTTGAGAAACAAGCTGAAATTAAGTCTGTCGCTGTTGTTGATTCGGTAGCCAAGAAGAATCCTAATATAACTTTATCGCAAGCTACTAAACAGGCATTAGACGCTACATTCGCATCACGTAAGCTGTATCGATTAGAAGTCGAGCTACGTGAAATGCTGATCTACAATAACTCAGAAGAAACTGGTCTTTACCAAGAGATGTGCGCTCGTAGAGACGCTATTGTCGCTGCTGCTAAGGAAGAAGCAGAAGAAGAAGCTCGTATAGAACGAATGAGGTTACGTGAGATCGCTAGGAAACGAGCAGAGCGTATTCAGTTAATTCAAAACATTATTGCTGCTGTAGTAGGTACTGCGTGTGCTACGGCTATTTTGTATTTTATTTGGAGTATGTTTCACTGGAGAGACTAATGATTACTTTATTTTCTACGATAATTTCGTTTTTAACTGGCGGTTTACCTAAACTACTTGATTTCTTTCAAGATAGACAGGATAAAAAACACGAATTGCAATTAGCTCAAATGCAGCTAGATCAGCAGTTTAGAGCGCAAGCAGCAGGTTTTCAGTCTCAAGAACGTATTGAGGAAATCCATACACAGCATTTACAAATTGAGGCTAACGTACAAGAACGTCAGGCTTTGTATGCTCACGATATAGAGATTGGCAAAGGTGCTAGTCAGTGGGTAATTAATGCTCGTGCGATGGTAAGACCTGCTATCACTTTCGGTATGTTTGCATTATTAGTGTTTGTTGATGTATTTGGCTTTTACTATGCTATCCATACAGGCGTATCTTTTGAAACAGCTTTAAATGCATTATGGGATGATGAAACTCAGATTATCTGGAGTTCAATTGTAGCTTTCCATTTTGGCGCACAGGCGTTTAAAAAATGACAATAGGCGTATATGCAGTAATCAACAAAGCTGAAAATAAAATCTACATTGGCAGTAGTTCAAATGTAGAAAGACGAATTATTCATCATAAGTCACATATTAAATGCGGGCATAAAAGCATGATTTCTTCATTAAGAGGAAAAAATGTAGATGATTTTGATTTTCAGATTATTGCAAAAGTAGATACCATTAATGAAGCAAGATCATTTGAGACTTTGCTTTTAAAAGCGGCATGGGGATCTGATTGGCTGTATAACTTAGCTCCTCATGCTAACGGTGCTAGTGGCGCAAAACGCAATCCTGAAAAATATATAGTTGGATCTAAAAAACGATTATCTAATCCTAATTTTGCTAAAAAGCATAGTGAAGCGTGTAAAGGGAAAAGAGAAATAGTTATTTGTCCGCATTGCAATAAATCTGGTGGTGGTGGAAATATGAGGCGTTATCACTTTGATAAATGTAAATTAAAATGAAGATGTCACCAAAAGCCAGAGAAGTAATGGCTCATCACGAAGGGGTAAGGAAAAAACCTTACCTTGATGTTGTCTTGTTGTGGACTACTGGTGTGGGTCATTTAATCGCACCAATAGAGCAGCAAAAGATGACATTAGATCAACGCAAGGAAGCAAAAGCAGGTAATAAATTACCATGTCCGACAGAATGGAATAGGACTCTTACAGATGCCGAAGTGGATCAAATATTGCAGGACGATCTATCACGTTTTGAGCGAGGCGTATTACGTCTTTGCCCTAATAATCTTACTCAAGGGCGGTTTGACGCTATGGTCAGCTTTGCTTTTAACGCAGGGCTAGGAGCGTTACAGAAGTCTAGTATCCGCATGAGACACAATCGTGGTGACTTTGATGGTGCAGCAGATGCTTTCATGTTGTATCGCTTTGCAGCAGGTAAGGAGTTCAAAGGTCTTGTAAGACGTAGGACACATGAGCGTGATACTTATAGGAGTTAGATATGAAATGGATTGCTTTATTTTTAATTGCTAGTGTTGCAACTGCTGCAACTTTAGATGATAATGGCAATCTATTGTTATCGAAAGAAGAAGTAAATAATACTCGTGCTTTGTATAACGAACTCAATAGAATAATTCAGTACCAGCAATATCGTATTGAAGAACTAGAAAAGGTTGTGCAAGATGTCGAAAAAAGGAAATGTCTCTAAGATTCCTGACGATTGTATGCCCGCTTGCCGAACTTGCGCTTTCTTTGTGCCAGATAAAGAAGGTGACTTAGGCGAGTGTCACCGACTCCCTCCTACATTACTGCCTGAATCTGATGGCGGTGTTTCCTTTTCCTTTGCACTAACCTCTACCAATGAATGGTGTGGTGAATTCGTGCGTTACGTTTCTTGAGGACTTATGAAGCCTTCTACTACCGATGATGAATTTATTGCTTTGTGGAACAAATTTACTAGTGTCCAAGCACTAGCAAACCATCTACAGATAAATGTACGCAATATTCAAATAAGAAGAAAGCGAATAGAATCCAAGCGAGGAATTAAACTTGTAGCAACAGCTAAAAACAGCCCAGACGCTAAAATCTTTTATCCGGCTAACGGAGTTAGGGCAACCACAGAAATCGACTCTGGAGTCGTTCTAGTGGCTTCTGATTGCCATTACTGGCCTGACGTAATCTCCACAGCTCATAGGGCTTTTGTAAAACTTGTCAAAGAGCTAAAACCTAAGATTGTAGTCATTAACGGAGATGCGTTTGACGGTGCGTCAATATCTCGTCATCCGGCAGGTGGTACGTGGCAATCTCTACCTAGCGTTAAGCAAGAATTAGAGGCGTGTCAGGATCGCTTAGAGGAGATCCAGAAGGCTGCTACAGGCGCACAGCTACACTTCTGTTGGGGTAACCACGATCTACGCTTTAACGCTCGTTTGCAGCAGCAGGTAGGCGATACGTTTAAGGGTGTGATGGGAATGAGCTTACAAGAACATTTTCCGTTATGGCGGTTCTCAATGTCGCTAATGATTAACGATCACACTATGATTAAACATCGTTATCATAATGGCATCCATGCAATTTATAACAATATCTTAAAGTCTGGTACGTCAATGGTTACTGGTCATCTTCATTCTCTAAAAATTACCCCATTTTCGGATTATAGAGGCGCACGATATGGCGTGGATACAGGTACATTGTCACCAGTAGATGCTGATGCGTTTACGTATTCAGAAGATTCGCCTAAGAATCACAGGTCTGGATTCGCTATTCTCACATTCCATGAAGGGAAACTAATGCCGCCAGAATTATGTGAGGTTGTGAGCGAAGAAGAAGGGCTGGTATATTTCAGAGGTCAAGTTATTAAGGTTTAATTACTTACCACACGCTCTCTTTTTAGCTGCTATTAAATTAGTATCAAACCACCACTTAATACACAGATTATCTACTTGCCTTGTGTTTAACGAGTGCATACCGTCCTGATAGCCACGTTCGTATTCACGTTCCATCTTGTCTTGTATGGCTAACGTAATGCCTAAAAGCATTAAGCTAACTCCTAGCAAAAACCATATTCTCATAGTAATTTTTTTATCTCCTTAATTGTCATCCCGAACTTTTCGTGTATAGCGATAATCATATCTGCGCTAACCTTGTACTTGCCTGTACGAATCTTTGACAGAGTTGGTGTGCTAAAGCCTATTTTTAATGCTAACTGACGATCATTCTTAATGTCGTAAGTCTTTTGTAAGTAATCAAGCAATTTCATATTTTTCCTTTGTAGGTGCAGGGTCACTATCGAGAGTGATGTCGAAGGAGACAGATAGCCCCTGCTGCTAGTGTTTTAACGCCACCTCTAGCTGGGCTATTTACTAAAATGGCGCAGAGTCTAAGTCATCGTCATAAAACTTTTCTTTTTGTGCTTTAGGCTGTTCATCTTTTAACTTAAATGAGCAGCTCATAAACTTGCCTGACTTACCTTCCTTTAACCATGCGCTAACCCATATTGGATTACCGTCTGCGTCTTTACCATCTCCACGATAGTCAGGATGTGAGTCGGTTTTCTTCTCTTGATTCTTGAACAGTGAAAATGTGCCTGGCTTGGCTTCAAATTTAGTTTGCATTATTTAGATTCTCCGTTGGCTTCTTTATCCATTAATTTAATTGTGCTTCTACATTTACTGCTTAATTGCCCCCAAACTGCTGTTGATGCCGTAACGTCAAAAGTAGTCTGATCTCGCAAGTCCCACGCCTCAAACGCAGCCCATTCATTACCTGCATCGTACTGTGCCTGAATATGGTTAGATAACTTGTCCACCAATGCGGCTAAACGAGCGTCTAAGGCATCTTTTGCGCCATCTGTAGCGGATATAGTCTTTTTCTCTTTTGTAGGCTCTGCGGCATCTACCGAGTCATGCTCGGATACAGCAAGCGCAAGACAAAGTAGGTAGCGAGAAATATAGGTCAAACTTCCACCTAGATTTTGGACTGGCTGACATCCTTTTAATAAAGCTGGTTCCATAGGGCAGCAGAACTTAATTGAGCTACCTGTATCTACATCCACCACAAACATATTTGCCATGTCTCGATCAAACTGTAACGAGTAGCAAAGACCGTAGATGTCGAATAACGTATTAACTGCTGGCAGAAAGTCACCTAGTTCAAAGTAACGGTATCCTGCGAATTTGTTGTGTCCTGACTTCTTGAGTTCCATGTTCTGCAACTCTACTCGGCACTTTTGTAACTTAGCGTAAACTTTAAAATCTTCCATTATTTATCTCCTGAATTAATCAAAACTTGAACATACTACCCATAAAAAAAACAAGACTGCGATTATAACCAACTGATGCTCATCTAACCATTTAATCATTCAAAGTCCTCCATCATATTAGCCATCTCGTGAACTTCACGACTTGGTATTCTTAATGCTTCATAAGCCATCATTAGTACGTTTTGTTCATCTACTGATAATGTCCTGCGCTCGAACTTATCTACCATCAAGCGGAGAACATAAGTCATCTCAGCCATAGCCCATTTATCTATCAAAATATTCTCCTTGAAAGTTTAAATTCACGTAAGTCACGTTGGTACTGCGCTTCTGATTCTTGCTCATCTTCTAACTCTTGACGTATCTGCATTTGCTCGGCACACTCGTAATCTTCTGCTGGTCTACCTAGTAACGTATCGTCTAGGTCATCAAGAAAGTCTATGTCTGCGTTTGGTAGATCAGGCATTTGCTTGTATGTACTTAAATCCATGTTTTTGCTCCTTCAGTTGTTTGTCAATGGATGAATCATAGTTCTTTCAGTAAACATGGTCAACAACTATTTATTTATAGAAATACAGAAATCAATAGAAATAATTTATAAGCAGAAATATAAAAAGTATGGCAAGCTATCCGTTCATTGGAGGTGACGATGATTAAATTTGCAGTAGCAGGAGTAGCGTTAGGTGTATTACTGGCTGTATCACTAGGTGTTACAGTTACTATTTTATTAATGATATTTAACTAGGAGATAAAAATGAGAGATCCAGTATGGTTTAAAGAGTTTGAGCGTGAATATAACGAACGTGAGGAGCGTTTAGACGAGATACGTGAGAATCACAAGAAGTTTAAGGAAGAATCTCAACAATCTAAGGATGAGAAGCTGCAAAACCATTTATCGTTATGGCGCAAACGGCAATTGCTGGGGAAAGAAAATGGGTGATATCTTTCAGGAGATTCCTAAATCTAACACTAGGAAGTACCAGATTTGCGTGAATTTCCTCAAGAATTACCCGTTAAATTCGGAGCAATACGCTGAGGAATTCGGAATGATGAGCTTTAAATCTCTGGCTTTAATGCGCTGCGAGTTTGACGATATGTGTGCTGAGGGCTTGCTAAAGAAATATCAAGGCAGTTATAGTCCTAGTCCGAGACTTAAAAGCTCGTTAAAACTGGATGAGATTGAGTACGTAAAGCCTCGTGAGCCTAAGCCATTTACGCCATTGTCACCTTCACGTTATCTGCCAAAGGTGTCACCACGAGGTCAACAATTAAGAGAGTTCTGCCATATAGGGTTAAGCAATGGAGCAAAAGAAGAAGCAAGAAACGACTTATCAGTTCTCAACGAAGTTATGTCCGATTTGCAAGCGGAGCAGGTCGATAATCCAGTTTAAGAATAGTGATATTTGTAAGACTTGCAGGATCAGGAATAAAGCGGTATAGTTAGATCACACTTGGCGGTGTGAATATATGGACAAGCCTTAGACGGGGTTCTGCTAGTGTCCACTAGTCCGCCAACATCAGAAATGATGAGAGCCTCGCCTAAGGCTTTTTTTATTGGAAAAAGCTATGCACTATTATCAATTTAATATCGGTGACTATATTAGTCATACTCGGCATTTAACTCTTGGTGAGGATGCTGTTTATAGACGTTTACTTGATGCTTATTATTTGCAGGAACATCCGTTGAACGTTAGTGTATCGGCTGTTGCACGACAAATTAACGCTAGAGATTATGAAAATGAAGTTCGTGAAATACTTGAGGAGTTTTTTGAGTTAACGGAAAAAGGCTGGATAAATACTCGTGCCGATAAAGAAATAGCAAAATATCACGCTAAAGCTGAACAAGCGTCTAAGGCCGGTAAAGCATCCGCTAAAGCTAGGTCTAACAAACCGTCAACGGACGTTGAGCATCAGTTGAACGACAATTTAACGGACGAGCAACTAAACATAAAACAAGAAACAATAAACAATAAACAAATAAAAGATATACGTCCTTCAGACGTTAGTATTTCTATTTGGCAAGATTTCGTTAAACACAGGAAAGCTAAGAAAGCACCAATAACTGAAACTGCTTTAAAGAATATTGTTACTGAAGCAACTAAAGCTAATTGGAAACTTGATGATGCTTTAACGGAAATATGTTCTCGTGGTTGGACTGGATTTAAAGCTGAGTGGGTATCTAATAAACTTAACGAATCTGGTTACGATAAAGATGGATATAACAAAAATGGCATTAGCGCATCAGGAAGGATAAGGTGGGCTAAATGAGCGTAGATACATTGCTACAACGTCTAACGAAAGTTAAGGGTGGTAAAGGTCGTTGGACTGCTTGTTGCCCTAGCCACGAAGATCGTAGTCCTTCCTTAGCGATAAGAGAAACAGAAGATGGTCGTATCTTATTGAAATGTTTTGGTGGTTGCTCTGTGCAGGAGATAGTCGGTTCTATCGGTATGGACATAGGTGAGTTATTTCCACCTGACGATAAGTTATCTCATCACAAGCCTAGAGTTAAAAATGCTTTTTACGCAACAGATTTACTAAGAGTTATTGAGTTCGAGTCCGTACTAGTATCTGTAGCTGCAAGCAACATAGCCAACGGAGTTAAATTAACTGATAATGACAGATCACGTTTAAGACAAGCACAAGAACGGATCATTGAAGCAGCGAGGCACATAAGATGACTACAAACTTAGAATTAGTAGCAGTACAACTAGACGATGAGCGTAAAGCACGATTAGTTAAATCACAGGATATTGACGTAGAAAAGTATCTGAAAAATAACGATGTTAGTCAGAAGGTGCGTCCTGTATCTGATTGGCTAGAGGAAATAAAAGAAAACTACATTAATCCTCCTGTTAATGATAATGCTACTTTGCCGTTTCCATGTACTCATGGTGATTTTGCTTTTAGATTAGGAGAAGTAACTTTATACGCTGGCGGTAATGGTGGCGGAAAGTCTCTTATAACTGGTCAGATAGCATTGCACTTGATTAAACAAAAGCGCAAGTGTGTAGTGGCATCATTTGAGATGAAACCTATGAGTACAATTCACAGGATGCTAAGACAGTTTGCTGGTGAGTTTATTGATGATCCGTTAACTGGGGATAAAGCAAAATATATTACTGATCTAACGAAAAGGTTTGATGATTTTGCTGGTGATAACTTATTCATTTACGATCAACAAGGCTCTACAACTCCAGAGCAAACTATTGCTATGGCTAGGTATTGTGCTGTTGAATTAGGGGTTGAGCATATTTTTATTGACTCATTAATGAAAGTTTGCAATGCTGAGGATAATTACAATGAGCAAAAATACTTTGTTGATGAATTAACGGCATTAGCAAGAGATCATAATGTACACGTTCATTTAATACATCACATTCGTAAATTACAGTCTGAAGAAGTTCAGCCTGGCAAGAACGACATAAAAGGTTCTGGAGCTATAACGGATCAGGTTGATAATGTATTAATCATGTGGAGAAACAAAAAGAAAGAAAATCAGATTCGTAACGGAGAGCAAATAGAGATTGATGCTCCAGACGCTTACCTAATGTGCGAGAAGCAAAGGAACGGTGAAGCTCAGGAATGGTATTCACTTTACTATCATTCAGGTAGCCAGCAGTTTATAGATACTTGGGGTGGTGCGACTATGGACTTTGATAACAAGGGAAAGTTTCGTGGATAATTCAGTCGATACCGATAGCGAAGAATATAGACATCGTTGTGAAGTTTTGGTTGTATTACGATGGAGAACATTAGACAGAAACAAGTCATCAGAATACCTACAGCTAGTCCGTAAGATGCGAGGTAATAACGCAGCAGATAGGCTAGAGAAGGACTGTAGAGAGCAGTGGGAACGTGGTAGTAGGGGCTTAAAAGGAGATTGGCGTGACAAGTAAAGAAATAGAAGAACTAGCAGGTCATAGACCAGTATCTGCATGGGTTGTAAAGTTAGTTAATGATGCTATAGCAATAGAACGTGAGGCGTGTGCAAAGGTATGTGAAGAAGCGCATTGGAGTCTTGACGATAGAAATGAATATGCAGCAGCTATCCGAGCAAGGGGGCAAGAATGACTAAAGATGAAATTATCCGTATGGCTAGTGATGCAGGATTTGAGCAAGAAGATGACGATATATTTGTTTGCGGAATAGAGCATATACAGAAATTATTAGAAATAGAACGTGAGGCTTGCGCTAATGTTTGTTTAGATTTAACTGCGTGGCATAGCAAATTAGCGATAGCTGCATTTGAGTCTGCTGCTGATGCAATTAAAGCAAGAGGGAATAATGACGTATAAAAGGGTGGACGATAATCAAAGTAAGATCGTAAAAGCGTTACGTGATGAAGGTTGGACAGTTACTCACCTTCACGCTATCGGTAAAGGCTGTCCTGACTTGTTGGTAGGAGTAACCAGATTTAACGTCAAATACAATTTCTTGCTTGAAGTCAAAGACGGTAACAAGGCATGGAAGCTGACACCAGATCAGGTTATCTGGCATTACAACTGGAAAGGTCAGGTAGATGTAGTAACAAGTCCTGAGAACGCTGTAGAGACTATTAAGAAAATATTAAAGGAAGGCAAATGACTGATAAAGAACTGTATCAACAGATGTTACATTTTATAGAGTGTTCTGGTTATCGTGCTGAATCAATTAAAAAAGAATTAAAAATAAGACTAGCGCAGCCTGAAATGATTAACGGATTAACTGAAGAAGAAACAAATGAAACAATGTCAGTTATAGGATTGATAAAGCCATGAAAGACATTCAACCTAATGATGCGATTGACTACATTATCAAGCACTCTAAAGAATACGCTAAGGCTAAAGCTGACGTTACTTACCTCAGTGAGTTTCGCAAGACAAAGAAAGCGTTATGTTTCCAAAATAGCATGAAAAATACAATGGCAGAGAAGGAAGCTGATGCTTATGCTCATCCAGAGTATCAAGAGGTATTAAAAGGGCTTCAGGAAGCTGTAGAAAGGGCTGAGACGCTACGATGGATGCTCATAGCGGCTCAGGCTAGGATTGACGTATTTCGGACTCAGGAGGCTTCTAATCGGTTCCTTGAGAAAGTTACTACTTAGACTTCATCTTCAAAGTAATCGAACTCGTCTGCGTACCATTCGTCATTTTCTTCACAGTACCAGTACCAGATACCTTCATCTTCATCGAAAAACCATGCTATGCCTTCTTCATCGTACTCAAAGTCATCATCAGCAAACTCAACAACTTCATCTGACTCAACATAAATAACCATATCGCCAACAGTAATTGTAATCATAACTTTCTCCAAGTAAACACAGCCGCACGCTGTAAAACTATTTTACTAGAGAATTATGACTGCTCAATAAATAGGCATTAACAAAAAGACAATGAAGAAATCTGACAGAGAATATTTATCGAAAGTAGCAGATATAGGTTGTATAATTTGCTTTAATCATGAAGGAAATAACGATGAATGAAATTTGGAAAAATGTAGTTAATCTTGATGATTACTATGAAGTTTCAAATTTAGGAAATGTACGATCCAAGACAAGAGAAGGTAAAACTAATTTTGGGTTACGTATATATGGTGGAAATTTATTAAAAAAAATTAACCATAATAATGGATATCATGTAGTTAATTTAACAACTCAAGATAGTAGAAAACAATGTTTAGTCCATGTTTTAGTTCTTGAGGCGTTTATTGGTAAAAAACCTGATGGCATGGAATGTTGTCATAACAATGGAAATAGAAAAGATAATAGGGTTGAGAATTTAAGATGGGATACAAGAAAAAATAATCATGCAGATAAATTATTGCATGGCACTTGGCAGCAAGGCGAAAAAATAGGAAATTCAAAGTTAAAAGAATGGCAAGCAAAAGAAGTTAAATATTCTAATATTCCATTAAAAGAACTTTCTAAAAAATTCAATGTATCTATGGGATGTGTTGAAAAAATAAGATACTTGCAGTCTTGGAAATACTTGTGAAAAAATCTGAAAGAGAATATTTAAATAAGGTAGCTCAACTTCCTTGTCCTATTTGTAAATTGTTAGGGTATCCTGGAGATGGTGGAGTTGAAATTCATCACATTAGAGGAATAGGATTAGGTCTTGGCGTTAGGAACAATCATTTTAATACAGTGGGGCTTTGCCCAAGTCATCACAGAGGAAATGATGGCTATCATGGGATGGGACGTAAAGCGTTTGAAAGAAAGTATGGAATTACTGAACAAGAACTACTTCAACAAGTAAAGGAAATCTTAAATGATGAAGAAAACTAAAGCAGCTAAGAAAGTTAGCAAGGTAATGAAGGAATTCGGCAAAGGTGAGCTTCATTCAGGCAAAGGTGGTCCTGTAGTTAAGTCTAAGGATCAGGCGATTGCAATTGCTTTAAGTTCTGCTGGCATGGCGAAGAAGAAGGGGAAGAAATGAAAACAGGTTTGTACAGTAATATCGCAGCAAAGAGGAAGCGTATAGCTGAGGGTTCAGGTGAGAAGATGCGTAAAGTAGGCAGCAAAGGTGCGCCAACTAAAGCAGACTTTGTGGAAGCTGCTAAAACAGCTAAACCAGTTAAAAAGAAAAAATAATGACAGCCGCATGGACAAAGAAAGCAGGTAAGAATCCTAAAGGCGGTCTTAACGAAAAAGGTCGCAAGTCTTATGAGGCTGAGAATCCTGGATCTGATCTGAAAGCTCCAGTTAAATCTGGTGACAATCCACGTAGAGCTTCTTTTCTAGCTCGTATGGGTAATATGCCTGGTGCAGAGAAAAAACCTAATAGTGAACCTACTAGACTGCTATTAAGCCTAAAGGCATGGGGTGCTAGTTCAAAAGCAGACGCTAAAAAGAAAGCTGCTGCAATATCTGAAAGGAACAAGAAAAAATGAAAGGCATGAAATCTTGCAGTAAGTGTAAAGGTGGCGAGTGCAAAGGCGGTAAGGGTTGCATGATGGAAGAAAAAGAGAATGGTAAGAAGAACGGCAAGATCGAGATAGAGATCAGCCTTCCTATGCGTGGTTCACGTACAAAGACTAACAAGGCTAAAAAGAAATAATGCGATATACCTACGGGCTTGAGAATATTAAAGTTCGTGATTGGGGAGAAGGAGCTGATGTAAAGGTAGGCTCCTTTTGTTCGATTGCTGATAACGTAACCATATTCATAGGCGGCAACCATAGGACTGATTGGGTGACTACTTACCCGTTTGGTCACATACACAAAGACGTATTTAACCATCATGGAAAAGGTCATCCGGCAACTAAGGGTGACGTAGTGATAGGGAACGATGTATGGATAGGCTCAGGGTCAACAATATTATCTGGAGTCACGATTGGAGACGGGGCGGTAATTGCTGCCAACTCTGTGGTCGTAAAGGATATTCCGGCTTATGCAATTGCAGCAGGAAACCCAGCGATAACGCTAAAGTTCAGGTTCACTCGGAGTCAGATAGAGAGACTGCTAGAAAACGCATGGTGGAACCTACCAGATAGCCGTATAAACGATTTAATTCCTTTGCTTTGCTCTAACGATATAGAGGCTTTAATTGCTGCCAAAAACGCTTAATTTAGGATCAGGTAAGGATTGGCGAGACGAATGGTTTAACGCTGATATACAGGCTAGGACTAAACCTGACTGGCACGTAGATATTACTCACGTAGAGTTCGGTGAGGTAATCAAGACCAGATTCGGTGACGTAACGATAGAAAAAGGAATGTTTAAGCAGATTGTAGCTAACGATGTGTTAGAGCATATACCTGACTTGGTTACGGCAATGACGAATTGTAAAGACTTGCTTGACACTGGTGGCGAGTTCCACATTCAAGTGCCGTATGATCTGAGTCTAGGTGCGTGGCAGGATCCAACTCACGTAAGAGCGTTTAACGAAAACAGCTTTTTATACTATACTGATTGGCACTGGTATCTAGGCTGGGAAGATAAGTTCACGTTAACGAAAATGGAATTTGGTATATCTGAGTTCGGTCAGAGCATTAAAGATCAGGAAGAATTAATTAGAACACCAAGAGCAGTAGATTTTATCCGAGTAATCTTAACAAAGAGCTAACAAGCCTGAGAATTAGGAAGTTGTATTTGTTTACAGCAAAAGCGATGGGAATTGTTTTCCCTATTTCTCAGACTTATTAATAATTATGCAAGCTATCGTCATTTGTTCCACAGGAAACATAGGACTTAAAGTCCTACTATCAAGTCTAAAGGCTTATTGTCCAGATTTACCTGTATATCTATCCAGTAAAAATACTGAGGACGTAGAACTTGTAGATACATGGATATACAACGTAGCTACAAACTTTGGCGATGCGTATAACGAAGCAATGTCTAAGGCGTTCTACGATGGCTACAAAGAGATTATCATAGCCAATGACGATATTGTCATAACGCCAACGACTTATCTAAAGCTAAACGAAGATGTAAAGTTATTGAAAATTCATTCACAAAAGATAGGCTTTGTAGGAGCTAGAAGTGACTATGTACTTTGGGATCAAAATATTCGTAGTTATTGCGCTAATGATAATGTCATTGGGTTAAAATACGAATCAGAAGATCACATCAAGGAAACAGGGGTCATTGCGCCTATTTTCGCTTACATCAGTAAACAGGCGTTTGAGACAGCAAGATTTCCTAGTACTAATTGGTATTCTGATAATATTATTTGTGATGATCTATCTAAAGCAGGGTTCAGGCATTTCGTGAGCAGGGCTTATGTCCATCATGCAGGTAGTCAAACGGTAGGAACAAACTTCCAGAAGTGCCACGAGGAACCTAGACAATGGATACGGACTAATCGTCCAGATGTATATAGTAAATACTACGCATGACACCAGAAAGGTAATGCAAAAATGGAAACAGAAAACGATTTTAAAACGCCAGAAATCGGCAAGGGACTAGCAGGGCCAGGTAGACCTAAAGGGATGCCTAACAAGTCAACATCTATCGTTAAGGAAGCTATTGCAAAGCTACTAGAACGTAACGTAGGCAACATGGACTTGTGGCTAGAGAAGGTAGCGCAGGACGATCCTTACAAGGCTTTAGACCTAATGAACAAGTTATGTGAGTACCACGTACCTAAGTTAGCTAGGACTGAGCTTACAGGCGCAGATGGTGGCGCAGTAGAGCATAGCGTCACATGGCAGAAATAGTCATACCGTATCGGCCAAGAGAGCTACAGATAAAAATTCATGAGGCAATTGACAAGCACAGGTTTACAGTCGTTGTTGCCCATCGAAGATTTGGGAAGTCTGTAGCAGCTATCAACCATCTCATAAAGGCTGCAATTGAATGTGATAAGCCTAATCCACGATTTGCTTATATTGCTCCTACTTACGCTCAGTCGAAGCGTGTTGCTTGGGACTATCTACTTGAATTTACTCGTCCATTGGGTGCTGTTGCTAATATATCGGAGCTTAGGGTTGATTTTTGGGGGAGGCGCATTAGCCTTTACGGTAGCGATAATTCCGATTCTTTACGTGGGCAATACTTTGACGGGGTGGTGCTTGACGAGATTGGGGATCAAAACCCTAAAATCTGGAACGAAGTCATCAGACCAGCTTTAGCGGATAGATTGGGTTGGTGCTTGTTTATTGGTACGCCTAAAGGTCGCAATCACTTTGCTGACTTCAGAGATCGAGCAGAGGAGACAGAAGGCTGGGCTTTGCTAGAGTTTAAAGCTAGTGAGACAGGCGTTCTTAGCGAGAAAGAATTAAATGATGCTCGTGCTGAGATGGGCGAGGACAAGTATCAACAAGAGTTTGAATGTAACTTTAACTCAGCCGTAGAGGGAGCTTACTATGGGCAGATTGTCAACGATCTTGAAGCAAAGGGTCGTATCACCACTGTTGACAGGGATGATCTTTGTAAGTCTTATGTGGCTTGGGATTTGGGTATGGGTGACTCTACTTGCTTGTGGGTGGCTCAACTGGTTGGCAAAGAAGTCAGGCTCATTGATTTCGTGGAAAACAACGGGGTCGGGCTTGATTGGTATGTCAATTGGCTCAAAGAGAATAGATATGAACGTTTCGACCAGTACCTACCACATGACGTTGCGGTGCGTGAGCTGGGGACAGGAAAGAGCAGACAAGAAGTCCTCCAAGAAGCAGGGCTAGACATTACGATAGCTCCTAGATTATCGGTAGCTGATGGGATACAGGCAGTGCGTAGGTTGCTACCACGTTGTTGGTTTGATAAGGACAAGACTAAGCAAGGTATTAATGCGCTGCGTAACTATCGCAGAGAATACAACGAGAAACAGAACGTCTATTACGAAAAGCCATTACATGACTGGTGTAGCCATGCGGCAGATTCCTTCAGATATTTAGCGATAACGCTTGACGAATCTGATGATTCATGGTCTTCAAATATACCAATAAACACTAAATGGGTTGTATAATAGGCAAAATTCCTATAGGGTTTGGCTATGGATTCAGGACAAGTAAAAGGTATCTTAGATAACGAGATTGAGAACGCAATCGGGTTCATCGACTCTGAGACTACTGACGAGCGTACAAGAGCATTACAGTATTACTTACGTGAGAACTACGGCAACGAGGTAGAAGGTCGTAGCCAGATCGTAACAGGTGAGGTAGCTGAAGCTATTGATGGCGCATTGCCACAGCTTCTACGTGTCTTTACCACAACTGAGGACATTGTTTACTTTGAGCCTAAGTCACCTAATGACGAGGAAAGCGCAAAGCAAGCTACTGAATACTGTAATTGGGTGTTCTATCGTGAGAATGAAGGTCTGCTGATCCTGCATAACTGGTTTAAAGATGCGTTGCTCCAAAAGACAGGTATCGTTAAGTCTTACTGGGAATCAAAAGAAGATGTAGTCAAAGAGAAGTACAAAAACCTAACAGAAGAAGAACTTGCCTTATTGCTATCTGACGAGTCAATGGAAGTTGTACGTCAAAAGATCGAGATGGTTGAGGCTGGAGTTGATGAGATGGGTATGCCGATAATGGCTCCGTCTTACTCTGTAACGGTAAAGAAGGTTAAGAAGTCAGGCAATGTACGTATTGAGAACGTGCCGCCAGAGGAGTTCTTAATCTCTAAGTCAGCTAAGACTATTGATGATTCTCCATTTGTAGCGCATAGACGCTTAGTTCCACGTAGTGACTTGATCGCTATGGGTTACGATAAAGACGTAGTTGACAGTCTGCCAACGTATGATGACTTAACGTACAGTCCTGAGCGTATCGCACGATTCAATCAAGGTGAGCAGCCTGATTCGTCACCTAGCCTAGACTTCTCGATGCAAGTGCTTGAGATATACGAGTGCTTTATACGTATTGACGAGGATGATGACGGTATTGCTGAGTTACGTAGGATTGTCTATTGCGGCTCTGAGATTCTGTATGACGATGAGACTGACTTAATACCATTCCATTCGTTGTGTCCTATTCCGATCCCGCATAAGTTCTTTGGTCAGTCATTGGCTGATAGAACGATGGACATTCAGTTAATCAAGTCCACGTTGATGCGTCAGACTTTGGATAACTTGTATCTAACGAATAATGCTCGTGTTGGCGTGGTTGACGGTCAGGTTAACCTTGACGATATGTTAAACGCTACGCCTGGTGGTATCGTAAGAATTAAGAATCCCAATGCTTTAGTACCGTTACAAGTTCAGTCTGTAACTGGTCAGGCGTTCCCAATGTTTGAGTATCTTGATGGTGTTGCAGCCAAGCGTACAGGTGTATCAGACGCTAACGCAGGTTTAGATCCAGATGTGCTGTCTAACGTCACAGCTACTGCTGTAGCGGCTATGATGAAGTCAAATAGCGGTAAGCTAGAGTTGATAGCTCGTATCTTTGCGGATACTGGCGTGAAGTCGCTATTTAGAGGCATCTTGCATCTATTGGGCAAGTATCAGGACAAGGCAAAGCTAGTCCGTATGCGTGGCAAGTACGTTCAGTATGATCCTAGAACGTGGGCGAATGAGTACGACATTAGCATTAACGTAGGTCTTGGTTCAGGTGACAGAGATCAGAAGTTAGCAATGTTGCAAATGATTCTGGCTAAACAAGAACAGATATTGCAGCAGTTCGGGCCATCTAATCCGCTAGTAACGGTAGGTCAGTATCGCAACACGTTAGCAAAGTTTATCGAGTCAGCAGGGTTTAAAGATGCAAACGCATTTCTTAACGAGATTACTCCAGAGCAGGATGCTGCTCTTGCACAGCCTCAGCCCCCAAAACCCGATGCACAAGCAGAGGTTGCTCAGATGCTTGCTGACGTTGAAAGAGAGAAAACCGCAGCGAAGGCGCAGATCGAGGGCGAGAAGCTGAAGTTAAAGCAACAGGAACTAGAAGCCCAATATACCCAAAAGGGTCTAGAGATGGCTATGAAGAATCAGCAGCAGCAATCAGACATTAAGATTAAAGAAGCACAGTTAGCTGTTCAGCAGTTACAGGCTATCTTAACGATGGATATGGCAGACGAGCAGATGCGTCAGAAACAGGCTGAGATTGTGCTTAAAGCGATTAAAGAATTAGGTGGTTTAGTCCAATGAGTAAAGCAGATTGGGCAGCTCGCATACTTCAAGATGAGCGATTCATTGAGGTAATGAACGAGATGAAAGAATTAGAGATACAGAAGTTTAGAAGTACAGATTACAGCGACATGGAACTACGTGAACAAGCGTATCTACGCCTCCGAGTTCTAGAGGATATAGAAGGTTATATTCAAGGGCTTACTAACCAAAAGCTCATTGACGCAAAAAGATGGAAGATTTTGTAGTCCGTATAGGGCGGTTCCCTATATAATTATGGAAATGAAAACATGAGCGATACTGAAAGCA